TTTTATTATAGTAGTATAGCCACCATTATAGATGGCTACACCACTTATAATAGTTACGCTATTTTAGCTTTTTTTCTATTGATTTGAAAATTTCTACTCCTTCGTCTGTTTTTAAGAAAGCAGCAAATGCAGAGTATGGATTTTCTTCAAAAGGCACGGTCATTAATTTTCTATCATTTGAACCCCATGCAAAAGTTCTTTGATCTTGTGATAACTTAATAATACCCATCTCAGCAGCTTTAATTGCTAAGTTTCTAAGTACTACGTTTTCATCGTTTACTAAGTCCAAAAATAATATTGGATTATTTCTAGCAAACATATATAAGTCTCTTTTAAGCTCAGCAGAACTCATTTTATCTACAGCAGAACCTAGTTCAACTCTAAGTATTGCTTCTGCTTGATCAACTTCTATAGACATAGCTGTATTTAAAGCTTCCATTTCAGTTTCAATGCTTACTAAATCGTCTTTAGCTTCAGCAACCTGATCTTGTTCTTTATATACATAATCTTTTCTAGGGTGATATAAACTTAAAAGCTTTTGTAAAGGTTGATTTGTTTTTGGAACATAAAGACCTCCATTTTCAAATATAATATGACCAAGTATTGCTTTGTTATCTTGTTCGTCTACAAAGCAAGATTTTTGATTACTTGCATATCTTATTTCTCTGTTATAACCTTTTTCTTCATCAAACCATAACAATGGTTTTCTAGGTGTAGATTTTGATGCTAAAACATAAGTTAAAGGATCTCCTCTGCCTACTAAAAAGTATCTTCTATCTTTAATTTCCCAATTTGTTTTTGATGGTGCAGTTTTAACTGCTACCGGTTGAGGTGCAACCTCAATATTTTCTACTGCTTTAGCTTTTTTAGCCATAATATAATATAATTAAATAGTTTGTAAAGTATGACAATAGCTTATGTATATAGTTAGTAATAGGCTAATGTCACGTTAAATAAACCTAAGGGCGCCGTAAAGACGCCCGTAAGTTTAAGGTAATTGCAATATTAGCTTAATGCAGCTGTAAGCGCAATTGTTGATACCGCACTAATCTCAGGTGTAATATATGATGTAGCTCCTGATAAGTCATCTGCAACAACAATGAAGTCAGCATCTGGGGCCTCTTCTTTGAAGGATGCAGAGCTAGCAAAAGCTTTGATTATACCTTTCATAGCAGCTTTGTGAGTGTTTACAGATGCTAGTGTTAAAATCACTTTATCAGTGTTAATAACATTACCATCTTGACCATCACTTTCTGCAACAATTTGTGGCTTAAAATGCAAAGCTAGCGTGTCATCTGCTGTTGGGTGCATACCAACAAAACTTGATAAAGGCCAGCAAGCTGATTGACCCGCGTCGTCGTCGTCGCCAATAGTGGCTTGTGTTCTGAAATATAAGTATTTTTCCATTTCTGTTTAGTTTTTAAAGGTTAATATTATGATTCTTTTAATAATACAAAGTTATTAGCTCCTTGAACTACTAAACATCTTTCAGACAAATAGTGTACTTCCATGATGTCATCTCCTGTGTAAGAAGCAGATCCAACAGAACCAGTTACCCAAGATTTCATTCTTCGGTCGTCAGTTTGTGAAGTTCTATATCTTACGTGTAAGAAAGGACGATTCATGTTTTTACCTAATGACTGATCGTATACAGTTGAAGTTCCAGCAGGAATTAAAATTCCAGAGATATCTCCAAATCCGCCACGAGCAGCAGCATCGTTTAAGTATTTCCAGTCTGACTTGTAGAAATCATAAGATCCTCTACGGAAAGCAGAGAAACCTAAGTTTAACGCCATGTCAGCATCATTTTGGAAAACGCCAAAAGAAGCACCGCCATTGTAGTTAGCATTTAATCCAGCTACCATGTCATCAATAGTAAGAGCTAATTCACGATTAACATATAACATGTTTTCTTCAATAGCACCTTGCTTATCTAGATTTTTCAACAAGTTGTCAAAATCATTAAGTGAAGCTAAATCTTCGTATATGTTACCTCTTGAAGTTACAGCTGCAAAAAGACCTTCAGATCCATTTACATCAGTAACGTGATCAGCAACACCAGAAGATGCTTCTGTCAACTCAGCTTCAATCATCATAGTTTCTAAGTAATCCTCGAAACGTAAACGAGTCTCGCCAGCGGCTTTTAAGTACCAAGAATAGCCAGTTTGTCCAGCTTCGTCAGTAGTTTCAACCCACCCGATTTGAGCAGTATCAGAACCATCAATTTTAAAGTGATCTTTAATAATCAAAGGTCTGTTGCTAAATTGAGTAAATGAAGGCTTAAGCTCACCTACCATAGAAGCAGAACCTTTAGCAAATTCAGAACCATAAACAAATACGTTTATTTTATCAGCATCAGCAAAAGTAACTTCACCAGAGTTAAGCTCGTCTTGAGTGTAAGGCTTAAGTGTAAATGTTTGTGAACTTACAGCAGAAACGTAGCACTTAAGAGTTTTAAGACCAGTAGCGTTATCAGTTACAATAACAGTATTACCTACTCTTAAAGAGTTGTTTAAAGCACTTCCTAAAGTACAAAGACCAGAAGCGGCAGTAGTTACAACTACAGTAGAGTTAGCAGTTACGTCATCATTTTTGTAAGCGATGTGTAGTCTATTTTGCTCAGACCAAATTACTTGATCAGAACTCATAGGCATTTCAGCGCCTACCATTTGTAAAAATCCTCCGATTGTACGGTTTCCGTAGCGCTCTACTTCTTGCTCGTACAACTCAGGTAGATATTGTTGTGCCCATCCAGCTGTGCCACTTGACGTAAAGTCAATGTAGTTTTGATCACTAACTGTAAGACTTGGTGAAGGAGTTAGCGAGTATGAACCAGCTAATCCTAAAGATGTGTTAAATCCCATTTTTTAGTTTTTTAAGTTGTTTTTATTTTTTTCTAATTTTAAATTTCAACCTTGAACTATCTTCACCACCTAATACTTTAACTTTCATGCCACTTGCGTCTACAACTGGTTTAACAGTTCTAGGGCCCATGTCAATGTTTTTTGACTTGATGGCAGTATTTTTTATAGCATCAGCTCTACCTTGCTCGTAGAAATGCGATACAATTTTATCGATATTTCTACCTGCAAATAAAGCTTTGTGATAACCTGCAGCGTCTTTCATCATATCGTTTTCGTCGAGGAACTCCCTCACGAAGTTAGATATGTCGCTTTGGTAATCCTTAGTAGCAGCGGCATCTTTTACATTATACCTATATTTCTTGTCTCCAACTTTAAAATCAAAACCTTTGAAGTTTTCGTTAAAAACATTATTGGTACTTTGCTCAAATTGCTTATACTGCTTCTGCTGGACTTCACTAGCGGCAGATTGTTTTTGGTTGTACTCGTTATAAAAGTTAATAGCATCTTGCTGGTCTTTAGACAACTTAGAACCCAACTTGACTTCCTTGTAGTATTCGTCTTTCATTCCATTAAGAAACTTCTTAGCTTTCGCAACTTCTTCTTTCAAAGCCAACTTCTTTTTTCTAATATCGCGCTGTTCATCTAAATCTTCGTCAAATGAAAAGCTATCTTCAATTAAAAAATCAATCTCGCTATTATCTAAGTGAGACTTGGTTGACTTGTAATATTCTTTTAATAGTGTGTTATTGTCTACATTAGAGTAATCAGCATTTAGCCTTACATACTCCTCAATAGTACCACCTGTTTCTTCCATAAACTTTACCAAACTTTCAATATTATCTGGTAGTTTTACTTCTGGTTGAGGTGTAATTTCTTCTTTAGTAACTTCTTGTGTTACTTCAGCGACAGGCTGTTCTGGTTCGTTGGTTACTTCTTGTAAGACCTTTTCGACGATCTCTTCTTTTTGCTCAGTAACTGGCTCTTGCGTTTCTTGTGCTTGCACCCGCACTTCTTCTTTAGCATCTGTCTTTTCGTTTTTGTTTTGAAACTTTTTTAGTTTTCCTAGGTCTAATTTAATAGTACCATCTTCTTTAACTTCTTTATATGAAGTATCTTCTTGAGGTGTTTCTTCTACAGCCTTAGTTTCTTGAACTGTTTCTTCTACTACCTCTTCTATAGGTTGTGTTTGTTCTGACATGATAAAATATTATATAATTGTTTGTTTATTTTCAACGCGGCTCGAACTGTTCAAGTCCAAATCCACCTAATGTATCTTGTCCTGCGGACTCAAAGCTTTTTGGCGGTGCGTTGTTTTTTCTTTGATCTATAAGCTCACTTTGTTGTGATGCTTGTATCTTAGTTCTTTCGTCTTTACGATCTTCTTTGAACTTATCTTTTTCTTTTACAACAGCAAGTTGTGCTTCTTGTAATTGTTTGTTTATTTCAAACTCGTACTGCATTAACTCTTTTTTAATTGCAGCTTCTCGTTCCATTTTAGCTATTTCAAGCTGTGACTTCATTTGCTCTAACTGAGCTTTTGATTCTGTAAGAGCTTGTTGCTTTTGCATATCTGCTTGTGCAGCTGCTTGAGCAGCTTGAGCGTTTGCTTGACTCTGAGCTTGAATATTTTGTTGTTGTATCTGTTGATCTTGATCTTGTTTCTTTTTTCTGCGTATTTTAAGCAGCTGATTAGCTAACTTAATATTACGTACTTCTCTAATATCAATAGCATCTTCTAAAAATATTTGACCAGACTGTAAAGCAACTTGAATATTATTTTCTAGTTTAGCTTTTTCTTCTTCATCTGGTGCAAGCTCTAAAAATATACCAAAATCGTGCAAGTGTAAGTTAGCCATTTCTTCTAATGTAGAAACATTAAACTTACCTAGCGTTTTAATAAATGATTCTTTAGTTGGTGAATATTCTATAACATCAGACACTCGCATTGCAATACACTCTGCCATTGTTAGGGTTATATACAAGCTTGATTGCAATAGGTGCCTTGTTGCTGTGTTAGAATTTGCTGCAGCTAATTTTTGCAGCCCTACTAAAGCATTTTTATCTGGTACGCTTCCGTCTCTAGCTTCGTTCAAGCCAGTAACATCGCGCATCATTTGTAAGTAATAATTGTAGGTGCTTATAAGTGCACTGATCTTATTATTACCTCCATTTGAATTAAGTTCCGTAATAGGTAATCGACCACGATTCATATCGCCGTCTTGTGTCATAGATCTACCAATTACACTACCAGTTTGAAAGTACATATTAAGTGCTTCTTGTGGGTTGTAATTAGTACCGTTACCTAAATCTATTTCAGCTAAAGCATCAGCATCTAAGTAAACACCATCAGGCACTACTCTAGATAATACTTGCTGTAGCTTTAAGTGTGTAAGCTGAATCATATCAGCAAAGTTAGTCATACGGCTTACTAAACTTTCAATACGACCTTCGTACATACGTGGCGCACAGATAGCATAGCTCATTTGAGCTTTAGTTGTATCTGCCTTTGGTCTGATCATATTCTTTTTAAGCTCCCATTTTAAAAGCTCTTTACTGCCAATTACTTTAGCGCCTTCGTAAATAACTTCAATAGCTCTGTCTATTTTTTCAAAGTCATCAGACGCAGGCGGATTAAACGTATCGTTTTTTTCTATAGCTTTACTGCCGCCTGTAGCAGTCTTTTTAATTTTGTGAACTTGATTAGCATATGTTTTATACTCAAAGTATAACACTGTCGCTGTATTATCCTCGTCAGCTTTAGAGTTGTAAGCAGTATTACTATAAGAAGAGTTGTAGCCTTTATAAGACTCTAACTGATCATCAGTAAGATCTGGAAACTCTTTTTTAAGCTCATTTAAATAAACCTCTTTTACTTCACCCACATAATATATATCATCAAAGTAAGGTGAATCTGTGTTAGAATAAACTAAATCAGCTGGATCTACATATTCTACTTTAATACCTTCTGCTTTGTTAAAAGAACTTTTAGCAGCACCGATACCAATAACAGTTAAATCGTTATTAATTCTTCTAGATATAAGCTCGTATTTGTTTTTATCAAAAACGCTATTAATAGCTTCTTCTTCTGCTATTTCTACAGACTGTTTGTAATCAAGCTGCATGTGTAGCTCTAATTCTTCTGTAGACTCAGGTAGTTTGCTTTGATCAGTTTGATATATATCTATACCTAATTGTCCAGCCACCGCGTCGTTAAAAGGTTTAGCCTGCATATCTTCAGCTATCTTAGTAACATAGTCAGTACGTTCTTTTATTGAAGCTGGATCTTGCGAATAAGCTTTAATGTCATAAGACCTGTCTGCCATACCGTTAACAACAATATCAACAAACTTGGGTATAATAGGTACTGGTTTCCAGTCTAAGTTTAAATAAGATAAATCACCGTTAATAGATAATTCATCTTTATATTTTCTAACAGACTGTTCTCCTCTAGCGTATAGTCTTAACGAGTGAAATGATTGTCTTGACGTTGAATATCTACCTGATCCGTTTTTACCGTCATAACCATCTTTAGTATTGAACCACTCATGCTCTATAGCTCTACCAACCTTAGCGCCGTACTCTGCACTCATCTTTTCTAAATCACTAACCGCTTGGCTGGGAAAAGAACTCTTTATAGCTTTATTAATCATTTATTTAAATTATTTTTGATCTTGATCCTTTGTTGTCGTACCTTTTTATTCCAAGGTTTATACTTTTAATTTGTCGTTCTTGAACTGGTGTATAAAGGTTTTTATTGCAAGCCATTATAGCAAGTCCAGAGCTTATAGAAGCATCAAACTTAGTTCGGTTATTTATATCAAACCTAGCCCAGTCTTCTAGCGTTCTGTTGAAATACATATCGCCACACCCTTCATTATTAAACCCTACATATTTTTCTATATAAGACTCTATAGCAGCAGCGTGTGACTGCTTCATATCTTGTGAAGAGTTAGGTATAC